AAGTATTGGTCATCTGTTTTGCAAAATCAACTATATGACCGATAAGACTGCCTATGTCAGATAGTTGTTTGAAAGCGTCAGTTGACTTGTCTTTCATTCCGGTAACGGCACCGTAAGCAACATCTTTTGCCGCGTCTTTGACAATACCGGCACCGGAATTGATCCCACCGGCCCAATCCGTTGTGAAGCTTTGGCCACGATAGTATGTCCAGCCAGTCCCGCTCAGAGGACCATATTTCGCTGGCGATGAACCCAAGCCATCACCGGCAGTTTGTGCCAATGCAATGATTGCTTTTTTGACATCATCGTTACCGGACATAATACCGGCAGCGAAAGCTTGAGAAAGACTGATTCCCTGCTCATGGGCTTTGTCGATATATGGCTGTAGAGTTTGTTGTAAATCGGGATGCTTCGCTAACAAATCTGTAATCTGTTGATCATTGAGATTTTGCAAACGAGCAAATTGTGTTGCCGCTGGTCCGATTAATCCCGGTATATCTTCTCCGCGCGGCGGAACGTTGAGTGGTCCCGGTGGTAATTGACCTGCTGGCGGTCTTGCCGGTGGTGGTGGTGGTGGTGATGGTCCTCCTGGTGGTGGTGGATTCGCATTATAACCAGGAGGCCACCAATAATTTGGTGGTGTTACATCTAAAACAGTTGGAATATGAAGTACGTGATCGGGACCAAGAAGATTATTGATAATATCATTGGCTTGTTCAAGTAAATGTAATGAAGCCTCAATTTTAACCGGATCGCCGTGGAACAATGCTTCGATAGCACTCTTTGGGTCTTGTGCCTTCAGAGTGTTTATCATTGCATCTTTAGGGAAGTATTGATCAATAATCTTTTGCTGAATATTAGGATCAACGATTTGGAACTGAGCCAACAGTCGCTTCAAAGCTTCTGTTGTATGGGCATAAGCCTCTTCCGGCGAGGCACGACCTGATTCCACTAACGCAACGTTATCTTGAACCAATTGCTGTATTGTCGATGAAAGTGTACGACCGTTCTTAGAACTAAGATCAAGTTTACCGCTTTGCTGAACAAGTGCATTCCCTGTCGTATCGATCATATCGACAAGCTTAGACATTGGACCGATAGCGTTATCGATGTCTTCGTTATACTTTGACAAGGCTGAATCATCAGGAACCTTGCCAAGATTCTTTAATGACTGAATAAACGTTGTTGCTTTGTCATCAGCAGACACCATTGAATCATGCAATTTGTCAATAGCATCAGCAAACGATTTGACCTGAGCGCCACCGTTTTCAAACTGTTGGCGAAGTTGTTTGACCGTATCGATAATAGCCGGGGCGGCTTTCTTTTCCTCAAGCGTCTTCAAGAACTTGCGGTAAGTATCTGCACTTCCTGTGATTGCATCGTTGGCTTGATCAGCCTCAATTTGAATGTGAGCCAATGCTTGAGCAAGAGTATGTGCCCCCTCGCCATAAGCTTTAGCCGCCGCTTCGGCCTCAGTCATTGCAACAGTTTGTTTCTTGGTAGAATCTGCTGTTGCCTTACCTTGCGCTTCACCCTCTTTATACTTTTGCCGAAGTAACTCTAATATTTCAGCAAGAGCCTTTCCACCATCACCTGCTTTTTTCTCATTTTCAATGAAAGTATTAAAATCACTATCAGACCCCTGAACAATACGAGCAAGTTCGGCAGTTGAAAGCCCAAGCTTTACAATCTCATCTTTGGCAGCTTTTGCTTTGGCTGCACGATCCTGCCATGCATTAATGTCTTTTGGATCATGGAACCATTCAAGAATAGGACTATTTTGATCCTTTTCGGATAAGCCACCAGCAGTTTTAAAGAACCCAACAACATGGTCCCACCAAGACGGCAGGTTATTTGCTGTTGTGTCTAATTGCTGTTCCATCTGTGCAATTTGAGCTTTGATGGCTGTGAAAACGTTCTCGCCAGAATTGATAGGATCAGCAGAGACAGCATCTTTAATATTACTTTGGAACTCAACGAGACTCTGAGTATATTGTTCTTGCGCCCGTTTAGAATCAGCAATAGCTTGGTCATATTGAGTAAAGGCTAAAATTGCGCCACCAATGACAACAGCAATCAAAGCAATTTTACTGGCGAATGCCGCCACAGCATCACCGGCAAGCATTAGTTTTGCAGACGCAGCTTGCCCTACGGTTCCTAGTCTTTCGAGTGCAGCGGCAGCAGAGACAACTATTCCATCAATGCCCCTGAAAAGATTAAACGCACCAACGGCTATTCTTACAGCGTCTGCAATTGGGCCTAAAGCAATCTTGACAAGTTTAAACGCTCCGACAATACCAAGAATCGTACCAAGTACGGCACCACCACCCATTGCATTGATAACCAAAAGAAATACATTGAGAACGTGAGAAGCTAATGTTAACGCCGGAATAAACGACCCACTTAATGCTCCGACAAATTGAGCAAGAAATTCCACCACCTTGCCAACGGCGGGAGCTATTTCTTTAAGAGCATTTACAAGTTGTTTGATATTGTCTGTTCCGACACCTTTAACAGATTCCGCAATATCATGTAATGTACCACCGGCTGCTGAACGATGAACCTCATCGTTAAACTTCTTCATATCATCAGCGAAGTTCTTTAAGAAATTATCGCCAGTCCCAGTCTTGAACAAAGTCAACAATTGCCAAACAGCTTGAACTACATTCTTAGTTCCAGTCCATAGTTCTTTGACAGCGATAACAGAACGGTCCATCCATTCTCGCATTTGTCCGGTTTCGCGAGCACGAGCCGCCCAGTCAGCAAAACCTTGTGCAATACCTGGAAGATACCGTTCAGCTAAATCTTTAATGAATTCAGACCCCACGATACCGATATCACGGAAAGCGGCTGAAATCGGAGCTACTGCACGAGCAACAACATTAAGAGTTCTAGCTGTATTAGAGAATAATTCATTTGTATCTTGAATGGTTTGAGCTTGTAGTAAAAATCCAACAAATTCATCCTTGATATTTTTAAACGATTGAGAGACACGAGTCCCACCGTTATACATTGCCGGAAGATATGTATCAGCGATCTTTTCTATTTGATCGCCCATTCCAGCAGTAAATGTGGCCGTGAACTGGTCGCCCAAGTCTTTCAGTTTCGGAGTAAGCCGTACAAGCTCATCCCCAAGAGGACGAAGATAATTCGGCATCTTATTCAAGTCTTGAGTGACCTTTTGGAAATCACCGCTCATCGCATCTTTGAAAAGAGTGCCAAATGAACTTTTCAGCGTTAAAAGAATCCCAACCAAAGGAACTACCGAAGCGCCAATCATGGCGAATATACCTGGAATAACCAGAAATGCACCAGATAAATCTTTAAGACCTTGCAACAATCCAACAAGTAAGTTTGACGTAAAACGCAGTGATGCAGCCAACCCCTCAACGATGGCCGGTCCCATCAACGCAATCGCACCGACAACGGCCTTAATCCAGCCAGGAAGTTCCTTGAATAATCCAAGCAGACCTGAAACGCGACCAATAAGACTTTGAATCCCGCCACGCATCACGTTCCAACCAATAATGGCTTGACCGATATGAGTGGGGAGCTTTCCAATATTTGTAGCTAACTCATCAAACCAATGAGCAAACGGTCTGACCAGATTACCAACCGGAGTTAAAACACGACCAAGAGTGCCGATTGCGTTAGCTGCCAAAGCACTATGCGAAGATATTTTAGCTAAAACTTCAGGAAAAAGTTTAAACCCTCCGTAAGCAAGTGTCGCTAATTTTATGCCATTCGCAAAACCTAATATGCTTCGCTGCCATTGCGGGGCAGAAGCCATCACTCGATGGACTCCAAGGAAGTTATTCCATAGCGCATGGACCGCAATATTTGCAACCCCGAGTTTATTCAACGAGGCATGGAATCCAAGAAGACCGCCCTGACCCTCTCGCGTAATGTTGACAATCTGTCTTAATTGCTGGTAATGCAGGGCTGCCGCAGCAGTAGCCCCGATCATGGCCTGGCGGGAGAAGTTAAGATTACGATCGAAAAGATTAGTTGAATTAGCCAGGTCTTTTTGAGAAACGTGGACAATCGTCAACGTTCGATTGTAGTTATTAGCTGCTACTGAAGCCTGAAGGAAATCATTTCGAACTTGTTTAAGTTCGCGTTCCATATTGTTCATCGCACTATCGAACGCGGCAGTTCTAGCGGTTACCGCATCAATAGCTCGCTTAAACTGATCGATTGCCTGATTGACTGCCTGAACACCAGCCGAATCGGCTTCAATACGAATTTTACCATGAGCGGTTCCAAGGTCATAATCAGGAATAGGAATCGCCTCCTAGAATCCTTTTCGTATTGATTCTACGTTATCCTCTTTTTGTCCATCAGGCATATTGACTCTGACAGAACCGATTTGATCAGGAGTTCTGTATCTCTTCAATTCGGTCCCCAAATACTTGCTCAAAACTCCCAATCTCGCCGTCTGAGCTAATGCGTCTGTCGATGGTCCGTTCTGTCTGCCCCTCCGACTCGCTTGCTCCGCTTCGTTCATCTTCGCGTCCACCAAGCGGCCCCAACGGTAGACTCCCCTGTTGAAGTAATACCCCTTCGGTGTCGCCGGATCGAATGTCCATAGATCGGTCGGGAGGCAATTGTACGCTTGGCACATCTGCCACGTTTCCCACACCATCATCTTGTTCTTCGCGAAACATAGCAAGTCCTTCGGCTTCGAATATCACCCCAAATAATTCCATTCGATCCGAAAAAGGAACTGAATCAAGATAAACCAGACCGGCCTGTCTTGCATTCTCATGTTCCGGTGTTGCATATAACTTGGGTTTGATCACACCGGCACCAACCACGGCGTTGATCATGGCTTCCATTTGTTCGAAGTTGCCAGATTTCATCACAATTTCTGCAAGCGTCTTTTTTGAATCCTCATCTGTTTGAGGCTTGTCATCAGCCATCAAAGCTTTTGACATCAAGTCCATTTGTTCTGCGATACCCAGCCGCAGAATATCGCCCATGTCCAGGCGACGAATCAAAACCGTTTGACCAGTCTGACTCAGTTGGTAATCAAACGGTTGCTTGTATTCACGACCACGCGACCAAGCTTCGCTGAGTGCGTATTTGTCGTCAGAAATATTTTCCATTGTGCGCTCCTAGGCGTCCTAGAACTATGGATTTGTTTTGATTTGTTTAGGGGAATACCACCGCAATTGCAGGACATGGATCGCTGGTTTGAGTGCCAACTGTTGCGCTCACACGGAACCATTCCGTACCAGCAGAAAGACCCGTTTGCGTGACATTCGCAGTTGTTGACGTGGCGGGAGTACCGGCAGCCCAAGTACCGTCTGTGCCATCCGTTGAATCGGAAGACCTTTCGATATTGTACGTGCTTGCGCCGGTAACCGGACTCCACGTAAGAACCACCGTTCGTGCCGAACCGCTTCCCCCCGTTGCCCCAGCCGTCAGGTTCAAGGGAGAACCAACAGGATTGGGATCGGGAGTGAGCGTAAGCTGCGAAGAAGTTTCACGCCGGAAGATCGAATACAGAAGGTCATTCGTGTCGTCCAGCAACGGAAGCCCAATCCCCGCAATTTGCGAAGTCTGGAAGTTTCCATCTTGGAAGTTGGCCTGAATGTTTCCATTTGCACGGCAACGATAAATCCGTACCAGAACGTCACCGCCTGAGTCAGAAATGATCTTACCATCAATACGGAACCACGGACGCTGTTGCGTTGCACGCTTACGAATTTCCTGAACCCGATTCGGGGTCAAACCAGTTTCGATCACATCGCCACCAGTAATGACTGCCCATGCAGCAACTTCCAAACCACCGGCCTCCAAGTCCCAGTTGACCTGAGAACCTTTTCCACGAGTGGTGATCAGTTTGTCATCGCCGCGCAATTCGGCGAATTCTTCGGCTTCCGTAAAGTTCAAGTGTTGAATATACGGAAGGTCAACAGAAGTGGGACTGAGAACGGTTCCCGTAGCATCCGCATATTGCGTCAGCTTGACATCACGGCAACCATAAGCAAGCCCAGTTGGAACGGGACTGGTCATTTAATTTTACTCCTTATTCTGGCCGTTTGAAACGCAATGTCTCCACGGGCATTATGCAACCATCTTCAGTTGTCTTCTCAAGGTTGAAACGATGCATCACTACTTCGTTTCCAATTCTGCACCATCGACTGTTGCAGACAACCTCGAAAATTCCTTTTGAATTGTCACTTACCACACCGTGCAGTTTTGAATTACATCTGATCTCGGGCACATCAGGAACTCATGTACTCAAATTGCTCAGGGAATTCAGTCACCAGAAATTCTGCTACCTCTTCTGTTAAACCGCGCGGCTTCCCTACTGGAAGAGTAAATTTATCTTTACGGAAATTGAATTCGACAGTAGGGTGATCGATTTCGTATTCCGCAAAGTCTTGTTTCGTAATTCTGACGGCGGTTGTTTGTCCGACAAAAGCTGGGATTGCCCGCACTCGTTTTCCACTGAGATCGTCTTTCAAACGGGGAGCATTGTCGCGTGCGTCAGTGACCTCAGACGGGTTTAGCTTGCCGCTCGGCGGTACCTGCTTGCGCGGTGCCGCCTTGGCCGGTGCCTCAGTCATGGTCGTCCTCTCGTCAGTGATTATAGCCGGTTATGCTGCGTCTTCATCATACGACACGCTGTAAAGTGCGTTGCGTGTTGTCGTCTTCCAGCCGGGGTCGATGGTATTGCGCGACCGGCTGTGCCGGTATATCTGCCCGCAGCGGACTCCATCTAGCCCAACGACGTTCTCTAGATTTATCAGAATATCATCTATCCTGTTCAGGATAGTATTTATCGGGCCATAATCTCGACTGATATCCGCTGGGATATGCACCCAAATTTGCATGGTTCGTGGACCCATATGTGGGTTTAAAGGCATTGCCGTTTCTTGCATATCGATAATGACAAAATAACCGTTACTGACCGGCCTCTCATCCACCGATTGCAATTCGAAGATGCGATTACTCCCGCCAAGCAAGCCTTGCAATGTGGCGTCCTGGGAAAGCAATTCGTAAATGGCTGACGGCATCATGGCTTTCCACGTCTCCTAGCTTGTTGTTTCTTTCCATAAGCTTTACGAGAGCGGCGATTCCCTGACTTATTGACCGTTCCTTTGCGCGCAGTTTTACGAGCTACCGGAGGTATTTCTGCAATGGGCGGCGAAAGATTTGGTGGCTTGCCGTCAAGCATTCCATCCAATGCTTTCATAATATTGTTGCCAATTATTCGCATCGCGGGACCGAGAATTTGAAAGCGTCCAGAGTTAGCGACTTCCAGCCAGATACCGTATTGAACGGAATAGGCCAATACCATTTCATATATATTACGATATGAATTTGAAACTGCCGTCAGGCCGGATCGTGCCGCGCCGGTATCATCAGTCCACGGCGCATTGATTTTCATCCACGTTGTAGCCCACGCTGCATAGTAATCAAAAAGCTTTGTGATATCTTCATTAACTTGCTCAGGTGTTTTAGCGACTCGTTCTTTGAGCGCGCCTTGTTGATAGCTGACTGTAGCTCTCATCAGGTTAGGCAACTGGCTTACTCCCGTAGCTAGTGCCACCGCATTTTATTTCATATCCATTAAACGGATAGACATAATCGATTTCGTTGTCTTGTAAACCTTCAAGCCAATGATCGCCAATAGCAACTATAGCGTCATAAGAACCAACAAGAATGAAATCAAATCGACGTGTCGTGCCTTCGATCATTGGCACGATTCCCGTTTCCGGTGCCCAAATGACATGAAACAATTGCGGATCACGCGGAGGTTGATCACCCCTTGTTTTCGTACCGGCGACCCATGTGTCCTGTCTTGGAATTAAAATGATCTCTGTTGGATCGATGCCAATGTAACGATCCGTATTTGATCGGTGAACGGCGAGTTCACCACCCGACATCATTAGACCCTCGTTGTTTTGTAACTAGTCCAACGGCGAATTAATTCCTGGCCAGTGGAATTCAGTTCCTTATCAACCTGCGTTTGCCAGAGCGTACACATTTCGCGGGCATTGGCGTTCAATGTAGAAAGGTTACGACTTGAACCCGATTCACTGACATCTGTCATCGTCGCTGTTTTAGCTGCAATCGAACGCCAACCAGCAAGAATTGTCTGACTAATCGAAGCTCCTGAATCCAGAATGGCTCCGAGTGTTATATCGTCCAAACCGAATTCAGTCAGAATATCCGCGTCGGGAAGCTGGACTTTTACAGAATCGATATCGGCCTGTTGTGCCATATCGCCTACTTTTTGCCGTCGCGCTTATCCTGCAAGTGGATCGCTAGCAAATCCTGAAGATCGGACTTTTTGTCGGTAGGTTCATAAGGAACTTTCGCCTTGTCCAAGTGATCTTTCAGTTGAGGAACCGTGTACGAATTGACTTCATCTGCGATGTCCTCGTCAATGTCGCTGTCATCTTCGTCACGTTCGGCAAATCCTTCTGGACCCCACGGCGAGGGATTCGCACCAGGAGTATGACCCGCTTGGCGCGGCTCGACAAGCACTCCATTTTCTCTGTCGAATGCGCGTCCCGTATCGTAATCCAACGTTGCTCCCGGCAACGGAGCGCCACCAGTGTCGTAGACGGCTGCCGCTCTCTGTTCTGTATTGTAGAACGGGGATTGTGCTGCGCTGCCGGAAGACTCGTGTTCTGCGGGGGTTTCTGTGCCATCGACTCCGAATCGACGTTCGTTGGCAGGAATCAGATAACCTCGTCCGCGATTCCGAAGATATTCTTTGTCCTCTTCAGAAAGCGGTTGGTTCAAATCAACAAATCGGCCCATTTCCATTCCTTTCTGAACGGAAACCTGATTGGTGGCTTGGGCACTTATATCACTTCTTAACCAAGCATCTGATAGTGAAATGTGTCACACCAATCAGGAATCCTAGACCTTTTTCAATTAACCTGCGAGGAAACCGCCACCACGCTGATATGCCGACGGAATAACGTAAGAACCTGTCGCCGCGATTTGCATGATGGCAGCCCCGCCACGCTGGCGGACTCCGGTTCCAAATGAGCGAGCGTAGAAACCGTCCACCAGCGGATAACGCTGGTTGTTTCCTGCGATCACACGCAAACCCTGCATTGCCGGGTTTGAATGCTGGCGCATTCCGACCGGATTCGTCAGGTTGAACAAACCACCGTAACCGATTCCCAGCAGATAACCGGCTGGAATGTAATCGTCTTCGATGATGTTCCAGAAGCCATACGATCCAATCACAGGCAAACCGGATAGAATCTCCGCGGGCTGATTTCCAAGCAAACCTTCCGCGTTCGGCAGAATCATCGGAGGTTGACTTGGACTTGGAATAAAGTCGTAACCTGCGGTCATACTGTTGTTGTTGACGACGCCTCTGCGGAAGGTACGAATCACATCGGTTTCGGCTTTGTTCGCCAAAAGTACGAATGATGTTCCGTACTGCGGAGCATAACCGTGTTCCGAAATCAGTTCCAGTAGGTCTTCCACATCGGAACTGTCAATCGTGGCGTTGCCAGAAATGACGTAGTGATTGTGAGAAGTGGTGAAGGTGTTCGTCTTGAACCGTGGCGGGGCAACACCGTCCGCATTGTAGAGCGGATAGACGTTGTACGCCTGATTTCGAATGTTCGCCTTGCGGGTTCTGTTGTCGAACAATGCTTCCATAATCTTGCGGAAAAGCAAACGCTTGTCAGCCCAAATGACTGCGTTGTGAATTGCTTCGACCTGACGTGCATCAGCATCGGCAAGGAACATCCATGTGTAGGCGTTTCGCTTGTCGTAGTGACGCAGATCGTAACCCATTTGGAACATTTCGATTGGCAACCCGGCACCGCGTGGCACACCGAGTTCTGACGCCTCTTCGAAAGTCAATTCACCGATTTGAACCACAGGCTCAACCGGCACATCGACTGGATAAGTCAGAATGCCGATCAGGTTATCCATCACTTCGTTATAGATAGCGATAGATTCGGCGAACTGGTCCCACAATGCATTGAGGTCTACACCGTCAGCGGTTACGGTTACCAGATCGCCTTGAGTAAGCATTCCCTCTTGGCGAAGTGGTTGCGTACCACCGAAGATCGGCCCAACAGGAATGCCATCAATCGTCAGCAATCCGTTTTCTTGTGCCAACATTGGCATTCCCTTTCGATTCGTTTTCGAATTACAAGCACACAATCAGACGACTTGCTTCAACCGTGTGACCAAGATAGACGTTGGTGCCAGCGGTTGTAGTAAGCGAACCATCCGGTTTGATGTAATACTTGGTTCCGGCAGTTGGGGCGGCGACAGTTGCAGAGAAAAGACCTGCCCCGGCTACGCCGTAATCTGTTCCGTTGAAGTTCGTGATTTCACCACGCTTGCCGACATCGACAATATTTCCAGCTATCGGCGGTTCCAAAAGATAACCGTGAACGTCAACGCCGACCGGCATGACGATCACGCCGACAATGCCGGTTTGACCGGCTCCGAGTACACAGGCACCGGATGAGTTGATGCCCACACCGATAATCAGGTTGGCCTGATCCAAGGTGGCATCGACCGCCAGCGGTGCGCGGAAGTTGCCGACATAGGGGTCGTACTTGTCCCAACGCGGCTTGACGGTGAGTGCGCCAATTACCGGAGGCACTGAGGGAAGAGTCATTTTGAATCCTTACCTGTTAGGTTCGCGACTGATCTTATCACTGATGACCTGGGAAGAGTCTCCAACACGGTTGATTTGCATCGGCGTGTCTACATCTTTCTGCCATGCGCGATGACCGGGAATTTCTTCATCAGGTCGGCGCGCTTGGACTGCTTGGACTCGTTGCCTGCCGGTGGTGCCGGTGGCTTGCCTGAGCCACGCTGCGGTGCGAGCGGTGGCTTCTTGTCTTGTGTCGCACCGGCTTTCAGAAGCCAGGGACTCGACTGCGCGATTCGCTTGACGGCGTTCTCCATTCCGGTTACGGTTGCTTCGCCACCGTCAAGATTCACATCGATTTCGATCTCGTCCTCATTCAGTTCTGTTAAAGCTTGACGAATAGAATTCCATTGGAAATCGCTCTGTGAAAGGAATGCGTTGATGAGCGCCGTGTTGCGAATAACCCGATCCATCTTCTGAATCGTTTCATTAGCCGTATTCAGATCGGTTTGTAATTGTTCTTCTCTGGTTTGGGTTTTGCGCTGCTCTTCCTGTTGCTTCTGAGCGTAGCCGTCGCGCTCGGTGGTGACTTTGCTCAGGTCACCTTGCAGCTTCTCAACTTGCTTGAGAAGTTGTCCCAAAGCGTTTGGGTCCGCTTGCAATTGGGCAACAGGGTCGGGTTTCTGCTCTGTCTCCGGTGGTTGCTGTTCCTGCTGCGATTGCGTTATCGCCTGCTGCGCGGCCTGCCCTTCGGCGGTCACTGGGGCAGTATCGGTAGTGGTTGTCCCACCGAAAATCGGCCACGCATTCAACGCCTGAGTGAACGCTGTCATTTGAGAAGGATTCTGTTGTCTCATCTTTTCTATCACTTCCTTTGTCCGATTCGTGATCGTTT